CACCCCCAAACTTCTGAACCATAGCTGTGTCATGAGCGGCTTTCATAATACCTTCCATAGAATCCTCAAGAGGTAAAACAAAACAAGCAGATAAAGTACCCTGCTCAGTACCAGCATTCATAAGTGTTGGTGAGTTTGGAACAAACTCTAAACTTGACATAATGTCATAAAAAGATTGTGCAGTAAGATCTACCTCTACAGGTAGTTTCATATAGTCGGAGTCAACAGCTGCAACTGCATCAGCAACTCTTCGGAACATTTCTTCAGGAGCTTCAATTACTTGATTATCATCATCCTTTAATAAATACCTATGTTCTAAAATAACTTTAGCTTGTTCAGTAATTGATGAGTTGTTTAAATTTAAAAGTTTTTGTTCCACTGTTGTCATAATGTTCTCCTCTATTATTTTCGATATCCACAATAAATACATAAACCTCTCTCTGGAACCCAGAAAGAGGGTGTGCAAACTGCCTCTTTGCACTGAGGATTAGGAGCAGATTCGGCTCTCTGAAGTTCATTAACAGGTTCCATTTGTAGAGGATTCGATGCTTTTTTGTCGTCGCCTTCTTTTATCAAGCCACTTAGCTCGTCCTGTTGTTGTCGCCTACTCTCTGGAGTCTCCCCCGGATTTATTGCGTTCAACCAGTCCGTAGCACTTCCTAAATCTACAAATTTATATGCTGTATCATGAACCGCTTGTAAAGCCATAGCAATAGAGAAAAAGGCATCCCCATGACCCATTGGGGTATCAGGTGCTTTTAAGTCGTTGCTTACAGACAAGATCTGATGTGTCTGCCGTTCATCCTTTATTAGTTTTAATATACCCGAATGAACAAATTTTTCAAAGACTTGTGCCATAGTATTTTTACTTTTTCTTGTGAAATTCATAGCTCTCCATCTAGCGTCTAACCCACGGTCTTCTAGTTCCCCCCTTGTGTTATCTATATACCCAGAAGTCATATCAAAATTGTCTGCCACTTCATTCAAATATTCTATTTGATCAGAGTAACTCCAACCATCTAAAAAGGAATGATGGACTTGTTCAATATGTTCTCCCCTCTTTCTAAATAATACTAAGTGAGATGGGTGTCTTTTTTTCCCTACATCAAAGCCACCAAAAATTTGATCTCCTGTTTCCCAGTCAGTAAACTTTTTTGTTGCTGGGGAAGACCTTAAAGTTTCGTCTTGACATTTTTCAATGTCTTCGCCTTCAAAATAAGATTCCGTAGCAAAATGAGGAATCAACATAAACTCTGAAGCAAAAGATTTAGGTCTAGCTTTTTGTTGTGCTAGCAAATACTTCTCACTCATTATTTCTGGAGCCAACACTCTTCTTCCCGGCACTGGGTCTAGTGCAGGTAATACTCTAGCTTTGAATCGTTCATCACTTTGTAACTTAGCCAGTATATCATTTGGCATCATAGGAGTACCTACCACAATAACAGGGGCTTCTTTCAATGGTATGAACATTGATTCTGTCATAAAGTGGTCTTCTACTTTAGTTATTTGTCCCATGTTCAAAGGGTTTTCTGGGTCTCTCAAAACGTCATCAGCTATCAAAGCACCATTTACGTGCATGCCTCGTTTGAAAGAAAACAAACCACCATGCATTATTTCCATAGGTTGATTGTTCTTATAAAATCTAGCCGAGTAATCAGCTTTAGGGTTTCTGTTGAGAAGGAGTTCTGGAATAATAGGATTCCTTGTAATGATTTTGTTTATCTCTGCAATGTGATATTTAGCCATACCATCACTATAAGATAAATAAAGTATAGCCATATCTCTAGGTGCTTTTAATAATCTCCACACACTAAAGGCATGTCCTAAAATAGTTGACTTAAAATGTCCTCTGGGAAGAACTCCTACATAATTCAGTCCTGTTTCTAAACATTCTTCAATATCTTCTGCAAGTAAACTTACATGCCAAGCTTTAAAATACTCTGGGTTATCATATGAAAGAGCCCATATATTTTCAATAAACTCTCTAAAGCTTCCTACTTCATACCGTTTCTGTTCTGAAAGTTGGTCTGAAAGCATATTAAAAGCATTATTAACACTAATAATATCTTTAGCCATATTATATGTCCTCTTGTTGTTGTACTAGTGTTTTAAGTTTCACTGCTATTTTCTGCAGCTGATCTGTATCACTAACCTCTTCAACAAGAACGCTCATAATGTCTTGAACAAATTGAAGGTTAATCATACCCTGCAACACTTCTCTCTGCCCTTTAATACCAATATCAGCTGCTCTAGTAGCATCTAAGGCTCTATCAAAATGAAGAGCATTCAACTCATTCATTGCTTTATTTGCCATAACGGTATAACCATCTAACTGTTCTGATTGCAACCTAGCAAATCTTTGCCCTTCTGTTTCGGCAAGCTCTTGTTGCTTATCCGCTACAGCTACGGCTTTCTGATCCCCCCAGCCATCTTTCTTTGCCCACGCATATATAGTAGGAGGGCTAACTGGGTGCTCTGGAGTAGAAATTTCTTCAGCTATCTGTTTGGCTGTTTTATCGCCCCGTAAAAAAAGCTCCATTGCTTTTAATTTTATTTCTTGTGGTATGTATTTAGGCATAATTAATCATATATACTGTTGCTATCTAGTGCTCCGTATCCGTCATCAGAAACATGTTGTGAGTCAATGTTACCACCTAGCGGACTTCCATCTGAGTTTAGGAATTGAGAAAAGTCCCAATATCCAGTCTTGTCTGTATGTGCTGTATAACAGCTAGGAATTTTTACCTTAGCTCCATGAGGCAACTTAACTTCATTATATTGCATTCCTATCTCACCTCTGGTGCATATTCCAGCCCAAATGTGATCTTGTTCGACAATTGGAGTATACCCTACTCTTTTTAGTAGGCTTCCTGTAGTTGTTTGTAAGTTTTTTACTTCTTGGTTACTTCCACATTTAGCAAACTTACACCACACAACTGTGCCATATTTCTTTTTTACATCTTCAAGTGTAGGTAAATCTTTAGGAAACTTATCCTTATACTCTCTTTTAGGTCCTTCCGTTTTACCCGGAAAGAACATTTGAAACCCTCTAACTACCTTGGTTAATCCACCTGCTAAACTCATACTAGCTTCTCCTTTTATTCCATAATGCGATACATACTGCATCAGCATAGTCTTGTTCGGGGAATTTGTCACCCCACTTTTCTATAGCAAACGCCATAATATCTTCTTTCTTTGCTTGACCATTACCTAAACAGATCTTCTTCCAAGTTGCTTGATGCACAAATTCAGTTTGCATATCAACCGTTGCCAACAATGCCCATACAGCTCCCACAACTCTTGCAGTTATAGTGTATGCTCTACTGTTTCTAACTGGTATAGCATTCTCTAAAGAAGCTTCATACTCTTTTAGAGTGTCCACATCTTTATAGAAATTATTAATTAGTTCGGGAAATCTTTCCTCAAACGATACTTTTCTATTACAGTCCCACTTATGGAGTGCTACTAATCTTTCCTTTTCATCAATAACAGCTGCATGTATAGCAAAACTTGATGTGTCAAACCCTATGTAATGCGTCATAATTCATTATACTCAAAAATTAATTATATTATAATTTATCTGCCCCCTTTGTTCGTAAAGTTACAACTCTACTTACAGCGTTATAAGCTGACGTATAGGTATTTAGTAATCCCTGTAATCTTTTTAATTCAATTTCTTGTTCGATAATTTCTCTTTTAAGATCTCGTAGAGCATCGTACTTAGACATAATTTCACCCCTAAGCTCATCTCTAGTAGGTTTTTTCTTTTCAGCCTCTTCATATTCTTTAGTTGTTCTAAACAGTGCTGTACTATATCCTTCATTGAAAGCAGCATCTAGAGCACCATACGATGCTTCAACATCAGCTACTTTAGTTTCTAATGAAGCTTTATACCCACCATATATAACCAAGAGACTGGTTATTTGTTCATCATTATATGTAGCTAAGTCTCCAAAATTTAGGTTTTCGTTTTGTAGTAGTTTAGGATCAAATATAGGAATCCCTAAAGACTCAACTTTTTTATTAGCCGATCCCAATGCTTTCATTGGAGTCCATTTAGTTTCTCTTTGTTGCATCATACCCCCTTACATTTACACCATATATTACCTGTACACTTCTCAGGCATTGCTAACATATCTTGAATAGCAAACATTCGTTTGAGCAGTTTGTCCCAAAGTACTTCGTCTCGATCTAATAGAAAGGTTTTTATAGTTTGGTCGTCTTTACACTCATACAAAACTGTTCCCTTGTCATAACCCCCCATATTTAAATACATCTGTAATTGCACCGTATGTTCTGGTTTTGGTTTACGTAATGCTTGAAATCCTTTTTTATTGATCGATTTTAATTCTACGGGAAGTGCTCCGTATTTATAATGCTTAATTAAAAAGTCCATTCTTCCTGAGATAGGAGGAATAAGTTGCTTTAGTGAAATCTCTCTATCAATTAAAATGTTTAGTTCGGTAAACCATTTATCTACTCGTTCCTCTAAAAAGTTACCATTTTGAAATATTCTGATAACCCTAGCTTCTAAAAATTCTTCGGGTAATCTCCCGTTATAATAAAGCCAGAGATATCTGTCGCAAGTGTTACCCAACGCTGAAGGATGAAAAACACCCCCGTCTTTAGGGGGTACAAGCTCTTCTAAGTGTTCGTCTATTATGCTGCTCAACCAAGCGTCTTCTAACGCCATAGGTTCAGTATTTTTCTTGCGTGCCTTTCTCTTTTTTACGGGCTTAATTTGATTAATTCCTGCCATAGTGTCTCCCTTATGTTCTCCAAAGTAGTTCCTTTTATATGGACTACATGTTCTATTTCATCTAATTCTAGCAGATCAGAGTCTCTTTTTCTATCTCTCTTACCTAAATGCCCGTATACCCCATCTGCTTCAACAATCATTTGTATTTCTTCTATATAGAAGTCTGCGATATATGGATGAAAATAAGCTTGTTGTTCATACCTCAGCCCAAACTCATCTAGACAACGAGCAATTATAAGTTCTTGCTCGGTAAAATCTCTAGGTGGTAAGTTCATTTTGAAGTTTATCAAACAGTTTACTATCTTCTACAAACTTTTCTTTGATACCATTTAGTCCCATGGCTTTAATGTCACCATAAGTGTACCACGCTCCTGCCTTAGATATTAGTCCTTGATCTATACCATCTCTAATATAACTCTCTAACACATCTATCCCACCCTCAACTCTAAAAGGTACAACAGCAGAATCCCAATTTTCTCCACCTGTCTTGGTCTTTCGTAATCTAATATTCATATCAAACCCTACCTTTTGGTCTCCTTCTGTTATCCAACCTTTACGCTGTACTTGCATAATAGAGTGAGCAAAGAACACTTGTCCCTGCCCTGCCGGCATATTGTCTAATGCTACGGGTCCCATGCTAGCACGTACTTGATTGATTGCTACAAAGGCTGATCCGTTTTGTAGGTGTGGGAAAAGTTTTGGGAAAGAACTGTTAACAAATCTTGCTTGCCACGCCATAGGACTGAATCCAAAGTCTTCTGCAGACACATTTGCTGGTACTAAACCTGCAATACTATCTAACACAATAACTTTCACTCCTTCAATCATGGCTTCTCTAACATGCTCCATGGCTTCTTCACCTGTAGTTGGTTGTGAAATTAAAATCTTTTTAGGATCTACTCCACAGGTAGCCATCCAATCCTTATCATAAGATAATTCAGTGTCTATCCAAATAGCCGATCCACCCATTTGTTGAGCATTTACTACTATTTGAGATGCTAAATAAGACTTTCCTACGTTAGTAGGACCATATATAAGTGTCATTTTCTTTAACGGAATACCCCCACCAGTCAATTTGTCCAGTGCTGGAATATTAAAAGGGATCCTGTTTGTTACAAAATCGTCACTATCCCCTAATTGAAAATTTAAATTCTTTTTCTTCAGTAGTTTTTGTATAGCTTCTTCTGCTGTGTTATCCATCGATTCTCCTCTTTACTGCTTCTGCCCACGCGAAGTAGGTAGCAGCTGTTTGAACTAGTTCTATAAATAATTTTGTATCATTTTGACCAAAGACTTCTTCTGCGATATCTCCATTCTTCTCAGTGGTTAGAATATTCCACCAAGCATCATCATGATTTTGTTCCCCAAACAGTTTATCTTGTCGTTCTCGTTCTCCTAGAATCGATTCTAATACTACGGCTCTAGAAGATATTTTATTCTTCTTCATTTAACATAGCCTCGATCTGTGTGTCTACCTTGCCTTTTATAAACGTCCAGATAATATCAGCTGCTTTTTCAGCATCTTCTAGCTGTGGTTCGGTAGGTAGTTCAGTATCTATTTGGTCAACTGTTAAGTCAACCCTTCCGTATTGATTTTGGTCTAATGGACCTACTCTAAAAGTATATCCAATGTGGGCACTTACTTTTGCCATTGTTGATTCTCCTTATAATAAACCCCCCGTCTCAAGCGTGTAACGGGGGGTCTGTACAAATTAATGTACTATAAGTATAGCTTAGAAAGTAACTAAAGTCTAGTTATTATCTAAGTCTGCTTTAGCTAAGTAAGTATTGATCTGCCTTAGTCTTTACAATCTTAGCCGCCCCACTCCATAACGTAATGCTTCTAGCCATTGGGTTAACTTCATTATCAAAGTCATTACCAACGTTTCTTAGAAGGTCAGTCATGTCTGCTATACAGTTATCAGCAATCTTCTTTACATCAGAAAACTTAATCTTCCAATCAAGGCTATCAGGATCTACTAAAACTCTAAATCCAGATAATAGACCTTTTACTAGCCCAGCTATTATATAAGGAGCAGAACTACCAATGATTGGAAATTCTTTAACTGGGGTAGATTTAACCCACTTCCTATTATTAGCACCATTTCCAAATAGTTTAGTATTAGTTTTAGCAACACCTACTTGAAGTATTTCAGACAACTCTAAAATATTAGGTAAGATTTTAAACATTTTCTCATAAACTTCTATCCTATCCTCGTACCTCTGTAATGCTGCGGTCTTTCCTGTATACACTCCTACAGGGTGTCTAGTCTGTGCTCTGTCATCCCCAAAGTATAATGGATACTTTTCTGAGTCTAAAATCATCATTTTAGATATCACATCTCCTACATCTATAGGAGCCTGCGAATTCATTTCATATGCTATCAAAGGGGCATATGGGTGATGAATTGAATTTAAGTAGTCTTTCAAAGAATCAAATAGTCCCAAAGTATTAAACATAGAAACCTTATCTACATTTACTTGAGAATTTTTAGAAATAGCAACTTCTTGCTTTACATCGGTATCCATGCCTTCAATGATTTGTACGAAGACACTTTCTTCAGCAGCTGTGCCGGCATCAACATTTCGAGTAATAAGCTCATATGTGTGCCCCCCGTTTGTAATACCTTCAGATTCTTCATCAACGAATATTTCATATTCAGTATCACTGATCTTTGAAACTGATGATACCGCCAAATTAATCCCACCATTTTTTAAATGGAATTTGCTTGGCGTGCCCACTTCACCTTTAATCGTCTTGTCCAAATTTTTATATACTGGATGCGATGGTGTTATCCCTAAGCCTAAATCGTCTCGTGATCTGACGTTTGGTTTATCGGGTAGTCCTTGCGGTAGCCCAGAAAAGGGCACTAGTGCGAAATGAATATTTTCTGACCCTTCTCGCCTTGGTCTAATTCTTCTAATATCTTCTACTAGAAGCTTGTGTTTTTTAATTGCCATGAGTAAGCCTCCTTGTGCAATTTATGTTTACTTCCTGCTTCAACTCCCATATTGGTGAGTATAACAATGAAGTTATAGCAAATGCTATTTTTTTATTATACCCAAAGAAATTAAAATTTGCAAATCAGCTTTGATATCGGTAGGTTCCACATATCTACCAAGGTAGTAAATTCATTAGAAGTATCTACATCGCCCTTCTTCCAGAGAGTAGCCTCTTCAAAGTACTGTTTAGCGTCTTTCTTACCTAACAACCAAATGTTCTTTAGCCCCCTGTAAGCTTTTGCCCCATTGTTTTTTATCGATTCATTAAATTCTAGGCTAATAAAGATATAAGTATCAGGGCGTTGGTGGGTACTTGTAGATGCAACGGATACATCATAATAATCTTTGGGAGCTACTGTTCTTCTTTTAGTTTTTACTTCTATACATTCTCCGTTAAGGAATATGTCGTAATCAAACTTCTCGTCAGATTCTACTATTTCAGCCCCAAGATATTCTTTTATAGCTTCTTCTCCTAAGAAACCAGCTAGGTTACCTGCCCCACGAGTGATCGAATTGCGTATTTCACCCATTTGATCAGCTCGAACCTTAGCTCTATCAATCATTTCTTGTGTGTGAGGTATTATTATCATTTACTATTCTTGTCGCTAAAGTGGAGTAACAGCATAGCGTAATGAATAATCTTGAAAATGTCTTTACGAGGTGTTCCCTTTTTATCATAACGAGATGCATACTTTAAAATATTGCTCCTACAGAACGCTTCGGCATCGCCACACGCTTCTATAAAGTCTAAAGTCTGAACATCTCCTTCACTATAATGCTCTCCATAAGTATTTTGTACATACTCAGCAATTTCTTTTATTATTTCTTCTTCGTTATATTTCATCTTAGTCCCAATCTATAAGATCATCAAATGTAAGGGGTTTCAAATCTTTTTTTACTGCCCACGAACCTTGAAAGATTTCCATATCTACTTTTAATGGGATGTCCAATGTGTTTATCTCAAGTATATCTCTAATCTTATAAGGTACTGTTTCAAGTTCTGAGTCATGTATTTCACAAATAATCTCATCGTGTACTTGTAATAACAGGTTACTTTCCTTATCTTGTAAATATTCATCTACTTTTAGCATTCTCTCACTTAAAAGATCAGCACTTGTACCCTGTACGAGATAATTTACACCTTTATAAGCAAACTTTGGATCAATTCTATAGTGTCTACCATACTTATTCTTTATCCAACCTCTAGCAGTTACAGTAGCAACTACCTTATCAAAGAACTCTTTAGATCCTTTCATGCCTGCAAAGTATTGTTTCTTATATTTCCCCGCCTCTTTTGGTGTAGTGCTTAGTTGTTGAGCTAGTTTTTTGTTCCCTATTCCATATATAGTACCAAAAGTAATTGCTTTGGCTGCTTGACGATACTCTTTGAACTTATCTGAAGATTCGTCTACTTGAAAGGCTAACTTTGCCGCCTCACTATGAAAATCTACATCATCTTTATTTAAAATTTCATCGATTGTTTCGTTTCTAAAATAAGACATGAACACTCTAACTTCCATTTGACTGTAATCAAATCCAACTAAGGAGTACTTTGGACGTGGAATGAATAGTCTCCTAATAGATATTTGCGAGTTGTCCTGTGAATTGAATGATTCATCGCCAACAAAAGACCATGTATTTAGGACATCATCAGAAAGGTCGGCATTTAGCGTAACACCCTTAGCACTTACAGTTGCCGCAATTTTACCCAACACTTCTGCCTTTTCATCAGCATTTAAAGTGCGTTCCTGTAACTTAAAATGGTTCCTAGGTATGTTTTGTAGGTTAGGCTCTCTACTTGATAACCTGCCTGTGGCAGTACCCCAATTACAAAAAGAGGTATGCATGACTTGAATGTCTTTATATGGTTCGATATAAGTAGACCTTAGCTTATCTAGAGTCCTATACTGTCTTACTAAGCCAGCCATTCTATGATTTATATTCACTAAAGCTGCTTCACTCCAAGAGTCTTGCCCTTTAGGAGTTTTTACAGGCGATTCAATCCCAAACTCTGTAAAAATTTCCCCAATCTGTGCTGGGGAAGAAATATTAAATTCTCTGCCCGCAAGTTTATAAACTTCTTCTCTGACTTCATTTTGTCTTTCAAGTATTAAAACCTCAGATTGCCTAGCATAATCTCTATCAATGGCTACCCCCCGCTTTTCCATTGTATACAACACAGATGTCAAATCGTTTTCAAAGTCAAAAACGTTCATTTGATCAGTCTTTTTTATTTTACGGAGGTAATCGTTGTATATTCTTGCGGTAAGTGCAACATCTTTCTTGCAATACTCCCCTAAAAAAGAAGGAGGAGCCATTGAAAAATCCTTATTCCATTTATTAGATCTAAGTTGTTTTTTCGTATCTATGTCATACTGCACAGCACTATCACCATAATTACGCTTTGCAGTTGGGGTAAGCCCCAAATCTTTTATATCAGAATGTTCTACAAGACGCACCATTACTATTACGTCTATTAATTTTTTATCAATTGGTATTAAACCATCTTTTTCTAAAAAGTGTAGATCAAACTTAAGATTATAACCTATATACTGTTTTACTGAGTGGTTAAGTAGATCTATTAATGAAACAAGGTTGTCTAAGGGTAAGTTTTCCCCTAGATGATGTCGAAACGGGTAGTATTGATATAAGCCTGACTCGGAGGTCTGACCTACACCAACACCACAGATTTGATTAACCCCAAAGGGATCCAAACCATTCGTTTCTACGTCAACAACTAAAGTAGGCTCTACCTCTAATGCCGACTCTAGCTTATTGATTTCTTGAGTAAAGACCGAGTTTGTAACAACGGTCATTAGAAAAGTGTTGTCTCAGCATCATTTGCTGTTGGAGCATCTGATGTTGGAATACTATTCCCATACCTTTCCATGTAATAATCTTTAATTTTTGGTAATTCAGCTATTTCAACTTTTTTATCTGCTGGTACTTCTTCAGTTTTAGCAGTAGCGACTATTTGATATGATGTATCTAACATTCCTGTACCCGTTCTTTTTAGTCGCATAACACCTTTGTCTAAAGAACCCCAATCATTATAAACATCTACTAGTTGATTCCAGTTAGCGTCTCCTCTACCAAACCCAAGAGATACTACTTTAAAATCATTAACATCTTCTCTAAATATCTTTTTCCCTGATGGTCCTTCTATCTCTACCCAATCTTCAGAACCCGGTATAATTCTACCGTTACTGTCTTTTCTTGTGTGAATTATATTATGCACATATGCCCAAAAAGCAAATTTGTGTGAAGCATAAGTATCTTCAGGGACCGAACTAGCATCTACACTAGGATCTTTTATTAAATTTGTCCAGTTATTACCAATCCTAAAAGTGTAAAGATATACATCATCTAAATTTGGATCATTCTCAGCACCTGTAGCTATCGCTGTTGCAAAGATTTGATCTCCATCTTTCATCCACACTTCTCTTGCACTAGGTCGTTCGACCTGCGGTTGTCTTAGGTCTTCTCTTCCTTTATTTATTTTTGCTATACCACCCATGTAAAACTCCTTAAAATATCGTTTTATTTAACATAACGTTACGTAATGTCTGAGGATTATAAATTTCTTGAACATCTTTATAATTATCAGGTAACGTAAGATATGATAACAGAAATCTGTCTTTCATGTCAACTGTAGCTTTCTCTATACCTCGTGCTCCCGCTTCATCATTATCAAGGGCTAATACCACCTCGGAGGGGTTTAGTTTACTGAGCAAATTGATCTGATTTTTTGAAATACTTGCTCCCAAAACAGCCACACTAGAATAACCATGTTGATTTAGCCACATGCAGTCTAGAGCCCCCTCAACTATATAAAGCATATCTGTGTTATACAATTGGTTTATTCCAAATAAGACCTTAGATTTTGAGAACCCTTTAGTAAACAAATACTTAGGTATGGCAGATCTTCTACGTGTTATCCATCCCTTTACATTAGAATCCATATCTTCTACAGGAATCATAAAATCCCCATACTTATTGGTTTTACACCCCCACTTTAATATCGATTCATAAGAAAATCCCCTATTATAGATCCAATGATTGTCCTCTATGTCTAAAGTAACCTCTGGAACACTCACGGTATCTGCTTGTTCGTTATCTGATACCTCATCAAACCAATTAAAATCTAAATCATAGGTCTGAACTTGGAAGTCTTCGTTGAGTTCTTCCCAAGATTTACCAGTATATTTCTTTATAAAGTATTTTAGTCCCCCTTGACCACAACCAGCAAAGCAAATCCACACTCCTTTATCAAGGTTTATAGAACAAGACTCTCGTCTGTCTTCATGAAAAGGGCAATGAATAATTATTTGCTCTTCGTTTGGTATGGCAACTCCATATTTTATAAGTATAGAGTACCAATCTACCACTATCTATCCCTTTTGTTTTTTCTTAGAAATAAAACTACTTCGTTTCGATAACCATTCTCGTCTGTGGCAATTCCTTTTCTAATATCACCTACAGTAATGTCAATCATTGGTCGCCCATCTCCCTTACTTCGAGTAGATTTTACGATTATGTTGTTATCAGAATTATCGTCAGTTGAATTAAACCAATCAAATATTCCCATTATAAGCCTCCTAGCTTAGTATTCGTCCCATCTATAGTCAGGAACTTCTTCTATATTACCATTGTCTACTGCCCATTGCATAACCGTTGTGTCTTTAGCTAATTCACCATCTCTATATTTCTGAAATTGAACCAGTCTCTTCTGATCATCTTGTTCGATACCACACATGGCTAAGGCTACGTCAGCTGCTCTTATCAAAGCATCTCCAAAGGCTACTTGATTTGCTTTCGGAGGAGTAAACATGTCCGTTGCTGCATCTCGTGTAGCTTGGGTAGTGACAAAAATTGGTGTGTTTGTCGATGTAGCTAAATTTTTTAGCCCATAAAATAACTGGTGGGATTGCTCCCATGCAGCTTTCTTAGGATCGCTGGTGCCCACCAAATAAACACCATCAATTACTACGAACTCAGGGCTATGTTTCCTTACTAACCCTGCAATTGCATTCATAGATATACCCATTTGACCTGAAATATGGTCACATACTAATAAAGAACCTGCATTTGATTCTTCTAAAAACTTAGTATACTCTTCCTCGTCTATCGGATCCCCATATCTTAATGATCTGTGGGAAAGATTATAACCCATCAATTTTGCTAACACTACATCTAGCCTCATACTAATAGCCGTACTAGGCATTTCTGTAGAAATAAATAAAGTTCTGTGATTATTAAACACAGATACAGCTGCTGCGTGCACACATAACCATGTCTTACCAATAGTAGGACGTGCAAAAGCAGATATTAACTCGCCGGGCATCCACCCAACACCAGTTTGATTAATGGTTTGAAAGCTAGTTGGAATCCCCATTAATCCATCCCCAAGCTTTCTTTTATCCGTACGTTCTCTCCACTCATCTAATCTAGTAAGCTTACCGCTATCGTATGAAAAAACATCTTCATCATAAACCACTTCAATGTCTGTTAGACCTACCATAAGATTAGCTAAAGCTTTCTTAGGATTGTCTTTGACCAATTCTCTCTGTTCTTGAACTGTTTTTATGATAGTGCGTTGTAATACTTGATCTTTGAACTGCTCAATAGCATACTCAAAATTAACAGAATTAGCTGTGGGGTCAAGTTCGGGATAGTTTTCTAGTAAAACTTCTTCAGAAGCAAACTCTCCATACTTATCAAAATGATTAACAACGAAATTATAAGCACCCCCGTGCCTTGCAAAGTCTTTTTCGGTGTGTTTAAATGTACGTAAGTTAGTTTTGTTGTCCAAATTTAGAATAATTGCGGACTCAATATATTCAAAACTAGCCATCTTTATCGTTCTCCTTTGTGTAAAGCACCCTATTTTTATCAGAATATACTAAATAGTCTACGTTAGAAATGGGGAGCATGTCAACTTCTTGTTTAGCATCTTCAAAAGTAGGGTATTCCCCATGAGTCCAAAAATCTCCATTATGTCCATGAGCAATAACTCTAAACTTATTATCAACCTTTTTGTTCTTAGGTTTTTGAATCAAACGTCCTGACCTTCTCATTCTTCTAGGCATCTTCGTCCGTATCACTTTCTTGTTGCAGTTTGTCTCTAAGTCCTTGTCTAACTTTGTATGCTGATTCACCTAAATCCTCAGTGATCTCTTCCATAGTTAAACCTTCTAATTTTAATTGAAGAAATAACTTTTCTTTATTTGCTAAATTCTGTGAATCTACCCACAGACTAATATCTACCTCTTCTTGATAGTGATTTGGATCTGTAAGTGCTCTAATAATTTCAGCTGGAGTAGTTTCATAAATATCGGTCATATCAATACTTCTAGAATTAAGTTGACGCTGTGCTTTATTTATTAAAGTTCTAATGGTGTTAACTAAAGATGTGTGTAGATAAGTATGAAAAATTGCTCCCTTATCTGGATTAAATGCTTTAGCTGCTTTTACAAGTGAAATTCTAAGTTCTTGTGCTATATCTTCCTTATCAAGCCCCGCAATATAAGAAGTAGACACCATTTTTTGTATTTTAGGTTCCCATTGGGTTATTAAATCATCGTTTATATCCATACAATCTGCGTTCAGTATGATAGCATTCTCCACTACAATACATTCTATCATATCCACGATTATATTTCTGTACTATTTGAGATCGTTTTCTGTAGAATGGGACTCTACAATAATGGCAATTTACTTTGATGTTATAATATTGGAAATGGCATGAGCCATCATGTACTAATTTTGTACTTAACTCGCCACATATTTTACAATGACGAGCATCTTTCATTCTTTTGGCTCTTAAACTAGGAACATTGTTCTGTTTCAGTACTTTATATATATACTGTCTAGATACTTTAAACGCATTTCCTATTTGTTGAAGAGTGTCGTGAGGATTGTCGTATCTATACTGTATGATTTTAGAAGTCTGAGACTGACGCTTTTTCTTCATGTGCTTTAACCCAATTGGCTACTAGAGTTTTGAGTTTATTAGACAAATAAGTTGCATCAATATCCCCAGTTTCATCTAAGGCTTTTATTGTTGGCGAAGCTGCTACTATTCTAGTCCATTGTGCATCTGTAAATGATACTGTTACATCTGGCATTATTTATTCTCCTTTAGTTCTTTTATTTCATCTTTTAATTTTTTCATCTCTGATAACAATAATACTGATAATTTTTGATAACTTATGCTTTCTGCCAATCCATTTTCATCATAATTTACTATTTCAGGATATATTTTTTCAGTTTCTTCTGCAATTAGTCCAATATCTTTTTTACCCGGATGAGCTGATTTATCATTCCAATCAAATGTTACTGGTCTAAGGTCATAAATATTAGAAGTATCGGTTTCCATATCTACAACATTATCTTTAAATCTTATAGATGATGTTTCTCTAATTAGCAAATCTGATGCAACATGTACATTAGTACCACTTCCTGAAGCCCAACTATCAACATACAAACCACCTGAACTAATTTCTAACTCTTTATTACCATTACAAGTTATTGATATAGTATTAGCAGCCCCACTATAAATTCCTGTATCAGCGTCACCAAATGTTAATGATGCAGCACCAACAGCTCCAGCTGTGAGGTTATGATAAAGAGAATATATACGAGAATAAGGGGCTATAGCATTAGAAGCATTAACTCCTATAAAAGCATAAGGGTCACCGGCAGTTCCATCTCTGTCTCCTTCGGGATACATAACTGCATACTCACTACCACCAACTGTATATTTAGCAAACCGATGTTCATTAATTTCTGCGGTTGTACCCGGTGGGATTTGAACTACTGCATCAGCAGTGTCATTAAAATACATACGTGGGGTTACAGTAGATGCATCATTATCAGTAGTAGATATTATTACTGCTCCACTATTATATCCCATAGCCCCATAGTGAGTAGAACCATTCATTATTTGAAACCCTAATAATTCTCCATCTGCTACAAAACCATCAGAACCCATACTACAGTTACCAAATGTTCCTGTCGAGCCCGTTATAGAACCGACAACTTCCACAGCACTTCCAGTCCAACGTAAATAAGAAGAACTAGATCCTATATCGAATCGAGGGGTTCCTGAATTATTTTCTAAAATATATCCAGTCCCGCTTCCATAAGAAGATTTTCCTGCCATTATTTGTCCGGCAGCATTCATGGTAACTCCAGTCATTTCAGAAGTTATTGAGGTTGTAATAGTTCCAGATGCTATTTTTGCTGCTGTTATTGCATTAGCTTGTATAGTATCAGCCGTAATAGCCCCTGCAGAGATTACACCAGCTGATATAGTAGCTTCATTACCTGTAAATGGGAACATAGATGGTGAATCTGATCCATCATCTGAGCTTGCAACCTTTACCATACACAGTAAAACACGATCATCTTTATACACATCAGTATAATCATTAGTAATTACCAGTGTTGATGAAGCACTATCCCCTACAGATTTATATATATAGTTAGTTCCAGCGGCTAAAGTTACCTTACCTGCAGCAACTGAAGAACTATTGCCTAAACTTGAAGTGCCTGTAGCACTATGTGCAATTGCCTCTGTGTCATCATCTGAAAAAGATAGGGTAGCATTACTACCAATCGAACCTGTTTGTCCAAATTTTATCTTATTATATTCCCCTGATGTACCAGTAGCTTCAAAACTAATATTAGATGTCCATGGTTGTATACCTTTTTTAGATAACGCCGCAGTCATTGTGTTATTAGAGATGGTTGCGAACCCTTCTAACACATTAGGAACAAAGTTTTTTACTTGAACTCTCATAGTAAATAGAGCTTCACCTGATGAATATTTACATTCAGCTATAATTTTATAGTCTTCAGGATCTCCAGTAGTTACTGTAGAAGCATAACTTGATGCTTGTATAGTTCGTAGATTACTTTCTCCCTTTATATAGTAAACATAGTAAAGTCTACCATCGGCGTTCATATCCCCATTAAGACCATACGTAGCATCATCTGTAGAATCTGCAGCTATATCATACTTTTTATCCCCTATATACAATTTACCAGAGGCTGTAGAACCTGCAGAACCATTCCATTTTACTTTTCCTGCCCCATTAGTAGCAAACTCTAAATCAGTTGATATATTTGGATCTTGTGTTAATGGTGATGCTATTGGAAGATTTACTTCTTCCGACATAGAATCCGCCATAGCTGCCGCAAAGTTTTTCTTTTCGTGTCCACCTTCTCTAGCTGTCTCAGCCCCTACTAATGAATAGTTAGAACTAGAAACCCCATTGTCTTCTGAGTACTTAATTTTAGTTACTAACATGTTAATATTAAGATTAGATAAATCATTTCGTACTTTTACTATATCTCCAGCTCTAACTGGAACATAATAACGTAATGTGTCTGATGCGGATATACTACCTGTCATATAAGAACTTACAGTCGTACTAGTTACTTCTTTTATATACCCATAAGTACTTGTTGGCTGACTATTAGAATCTAATTTCATTACAACCATGCCTGCATGCAATCCATAGGATTGTGGATTTACACTACTACTTAAAGTCATTACGTAAGGATTAGCTAAATTAGCATTAGTACCTGATACACCACTAGGACTATTATCAATATAAAAATGAGGTGAGTCATAAGTTCCTATATCTGCTCTTACTTGGGTTGTAGTTTGTCTTTGTAGTTTAGCTACTATTTTTTCTCTTAATGCGTCCCCACTTGATTCAGCACCTACAGTCATATTTAAATTTCTATTAACACCCATAGTGTTTCTAACCCTACTTCTAAGTTTAAAGTTAGAACCTGTGGTTGTTTGACCAACCCAAACTAGACTGTCTGTACCTGTTTGCCAAATATGATCATTTTCAAGTATGTTTTTATCTATATCAGATAATAATATATAAGCTGTATCACTTGCTCCTACTGTACCCGTATCACTGAGGTATTGAATTCTTGCTACATCTCTTGCATAAAGTGTTTGACCTGATGAATGTGGTGTAGCTACAGTTGCTGAGGTTACATCATGAGGAGCAATATCATGTCCTCTATTTAGTTCTACTTCTGTAGAGCTAGTAATTGAGTCGACTGTTAAAAATTCTGTTGCCCCCGAACCACTGCTTTGGGTAGTTTCTAATACCTGCCCTACATACATTCCGGCAGTGCTTGCAACAGTAAAAGTTTTTTCTGTAAGACCTGTAGTAGTTGCTGTCAACGTTGTTAAAGCTACCTTTAGGTATTCAGCACTGTCTGTACCCGCTACATCTCCCCCAATATTTTTACCAGTACACACAAAACTAGAACCATTTGTAACTGTGTGAACTCCAACTAATTCAAACATTGAATCTTTAGAAGAAGCTATAGTATCTCCATTAGGAGCTATATTAGTTTCTACATGAGTTAATACTACCCCTGTAAATATTTCACTTTTTGGTCTAGTAATGTCATGTGAAGTCATTAAGTGACGCTGACCCGTGGTAGAAAAACCCCCTGAACTGCTTGTGTCTGGTGATGGTAAATCTATACTTAAACCATATGTTGCTGGTTGAGTTGCAGGTCTTGTACCTCTTTTGAAATAATTAAAATAAGCTTGAGGCTTTTCAGCTGACGATGGGGCTTCTTGATAGTTCCCATCTAAATAATAATCATACCCAAACTCTTGCCCTGCAGAAACTGCGTTATGAGGATCTTCAGCACCTAAGTTTTGAATGTGCGTTAAAACAGATTTAACTCCCCTACTGTTAAGTTTATATACAAAAGATTGTTTATACTTTTGAACAGATTCTACAAACCTTGAATCCGATGAATTTGCATCCCCCGGATGATCTATATTTTTAGAGTTTTGAGTTATAAACGATTTTATAAGCCCACCCCTAGAACTTACTAAACCATTCCACCATTCATGTTCAGTATCTTTAGAATCGGTGTTTTGTACGGAATCATATAAATTTGCTCCTACTGCTACACGATAGTTGTATGCTCCTTTTGTAGTGTTATCTTTTAATTCCAGTAAATAATCCGTGGCTTCAACTCTTAAAATCATTCCTTGATTTTGATCAAATTCTTCTGCTGTTGTTGTTACAACGCCAGAAAAAATAACTCTGTATGAAGAACCATCTCTTATTTTTATAGGCGTAAAGTCTCCTAAAACTCCTGTAAAGGGACCTTTAGAGTTTGAACCAGTGTTAGAAAATGGATTACTAGATTGGTTAGAAATCTTTATGTGAGCTGTTTGTGGGGCATGTAAATGATCGTTTATAGTAAGTCCACGAACGGCTGTAGTAGTGGTGCCTGATATATTCATATCAACCCACGCACTCCCATTCCAATATGATATTATGGCACGTGAGGAAGGCATTAGCTTATATCACTCCTCCATTTAGAAACTAACTGGATACTGTACTGCCATCTATCTTCCATAGCCGGAGCTACTGTAAACTGCATTTGTTGTATGGCAACGTGGTAAATACCTCCACCTGTTGATACAGTTCCTGACGTAGATATAGGAGTAGCAGCATTACCGACTTCAATTTGCAAGTCAGTGCTGTTAGGATCTAAAAGTAATAATTTTTCTTCAAAAAAGTTTTTATAAGGTACGTAATATTTTTGTCCTGATATAGTTATATATTCCATATCCCAAAAGTTTGTATCATCATTTCCAGATGCATCTTGTGGGGTGTTATCAACTATTCCTGAAATAGTAATTGTAGGTCTCGACATTCGGATATCAAATATTTCTGGAGACAACGATGGAACAGGAATTTGCATAGGAGTTCTAGAAATTGCTACACTAAGTTGTTCTACTTTTAAAGCAAATCTATTAGTAGCTCCTGAGTGACTTCCATCTCTGAGTAATACCGCTAATTGTTCTGCCATTAAGGACCTCCGCCAAGTGAAGCTCCTGTGTCAAATAATCGTGCTTCTTGTTGTACGGTAACTTTTTGGCTACTAGAATAGGCTGATTGAGGATCAACGTCTATTCCGGCTCCCGCTGTGATCTCTACTTCTACTTTAGTAGAGTCGCCATTACCAGAATCCCCACCAAAGCCTAAGCCTTTAAAGAAGCTTCCTAAAATTCCCCCTCCTTCTACCAGTGAACTAAACATCCTCTTAATAGCATCTATAATACTACTTATCCAACTAAATGAAGTAAGCCAATCCCACGCAGTGGTTATCATCTCCCCTATCCAATTAAACATTGGCATAATAGGTTCTAACAGTTCCTTAAAAATTTCAGAATACATCCCCCAAAAGAAGTCAAATATACCACGTATAATTTTTCCTGCTAATTCAGCTAAGAAAGTAGCTATGTCTATAAGAAGTTTTACCCATCTTAATGGATTAATTGCAAACTTTATAACTTCCCAAGCCATGCCTAAAAGAAATTTATATAGTTTGCCATACAAATCCCCTACAATTCTGCCAAAAAATTCCATAAGTCCATTAGATGTGTTCCAAACGTCACTAAAATATCCTGTAATTCTACTGATTAAGTCTGCA